ATGGTAGATCACGAATACCTGAGTAGGAGTCTGGAAGACCATTAACTTCGTCAGTAAAGCCACCGTTTAGATCATTTGTAGAAGCAGCAATTGCGTAGAGAAGGTTCTCTAGGGTTGCCTCTGCAAATGTGGTGCTGAGTGTGACCTGCATACCCTGCTTGTAAATCTTTGCAGAGTCTAGCAATTGGTCAACCTCTACCTCACCGAAATCAGGTGTGATGGTTAGTTCCATGCCATTCTGAGTGTAACCAACGTTGGTCCAGCCTGCGTCTGCTTGAAGGGTGTCCTTGTAAGACTTTCCCTCTTCAAAAGCGGGGAACTCTGCATCTGTGCCTGGATCAAGTACTGGTCCTTCGGCGTGGATGAAGAGTGCTGCTGCACCGACGATGATGTTCTTTGAATCGCCTCTTTTGTAATCCATAATATTTTCACCTCTTTTTCATAATGTGTATTTAGTTATTGGAGATAACTACACACTATGGTAGGGTGTTTCCTCGCTTACTATTATACCACAAATTTAACGAGGATTGTTGTGATACTCAGTATCAATGATAAATCTAGTGATGTAGAACTGATTGGTTGTGAAGTCTCTTTGTGCCCCCGAAGATGAGATCTGCGAGGATGTCTGGAAAACCCTGATGTGGTGGAAGAAAAGTCCATACATTTTGTCTGCGTTGTAGGCATTTACTTCTTTTGCTACATCGTCCATACCATCAAGGATGTATTGAATTGCACTACCCCAGGCTAGGCTGTCGCTTGGCCCTGCTTTTAGGGCGTAATGAATTTGCTCCTTTTTGATGGGGTAGAAAGGATTAGAGTTGATACTCATCATGCGATCATAAACTATTGTTGGTTTACCGTCCCAAGGTGCGTCGCCTGCGGCACTCTCACCAAGGGGGTAGAAAGGCATAATCCCATCATAAGAAATAACCAAGTCAGGATCTAATTCAGCAATCTCACTCCACAGGTAGCGGTTGATAGGGACTGCTGGTACGATAGGAACAACATCTTTGAGAGCCATTACTGAACACCACCCTTAATAGTTAGATATCTTTGTGCTTGTCGTTGACCTGTGGCGTAACTCATTCCTTTGCCCCATCCTTGTGAGAATTCAATAGGAGTTTGCAACTTTAAGATTAATTCTTTTAGCAAAGACTGATCTAGATAGTTCTCAAAGAATTCTCTTGCAACTGCCGCAAACTGTCCTGCTACGTCGCCTCCTGGGTTTTCGATTGTTACTTCTGAATTAGTGAACACCATTTCACCGTCGTCACCCTCAAAAGCCAGAGGGCCGTCGCCACGAGGGGTGATGGTAATTGTTGTTCCTGCCTCCATGACAGATGCCTTGTCCACAAATGGCTCGTTAGCAGATGGGGATGTCGATGTGCTCTGCATAAACTCTGTGACAAAACGAATGGATTGCTGTCCTGAGAACGCCTCAATTCTAAACAGTCGTGCCCTATCTACACCTGTCTGTTCCCATTCGTAGATGTGGTGCAGGCGGTCTGGCTCAAGGCGAGCAACGCTATCAACATATTTGTAGAATGCTTCTTTGATAATTTCTGCTAATTGATTATTAAAGTATTGTTCGTTTTGTTCTGCACCGTTGACAAAGCCTGTGGAATAGTCAATGACTTTTTGCATCTCTTTATTAAAATCATTAAGATTAAATTTTAACATTATACACCATCCAAAATAGTCTGGTCGTCAGCACGCTCTAACAAAACCTTGTAATATTCAATGTCGCCCCAAGGATCAATAAATGGATCGACGCTCATAACCTCAAATACTGTTGGGCTACCATCGGCATTTAGATGAAGTTCCTTGTCTCCCAAATCTCCCTTTTTACAGATGTTTGTAATAAGAATGTCGCTGATGGGATGGACTGATCCATCATCCCCTACCCTTGGATCTGAGGGGTATTTGAAGCGACCATTTAGACGCTTCTTGTATTCAAAAGCGGTGTCTGCGTTGAGGTCTTGTAGGTTTACAGTTCCCATTACGTTCCAATAGGACTGCCGTTCGTTTCTGTCCAGTCCCCAAATCTTTACAGACTCGCCAAACTCATTTTGTCCCACACCACCAATGACGTTTCCAAAATCATCTTGTAAGATGTTTTCTTGGTTAGAGTTGGCGGCATCTAAATAAGTTGCGTAATAAACATCACAACTCATAAGATAAAGGAAGGTGGGGAGTTTCAGTCCCATTTACAACACCCCAAGGCGATCAATGTGTGTTGCCTTGTTGATGTACTTTTGTAGAATAACGTCAATGGCCTTGTTGCCTGTGGAGCCAAAGCCCTTGTTCTCTCCTGCTCGTGAGTCCATTACTAACTTGAACTGATCTGTGGAGTACTCTGTGATGTAGTCGTCCATCTCGCTACCGCCGATAGTTCCCTCATCCTCATACTGCTTCTTGAGAAGTTCTGCTACAAGTTTGATGTCGTCAGGAATAGTTGCCCATCCATTAGCAAGAAGGAAGTTGTAGTAAAAACCATCGGGGAAGAAGGGTGAGCGATAGTGATGTGTTTCGTAGGAGTCGCTGTTTCCCCTGTGAAAACGGACTGGCTTGGATGCTACGGCAACACGCTCAAAATTGTGTCCGATAGTTATTGCTGTAAGATCTTTTGTCATTTGGTAAGGGTAGTAGTTTACAAACTCTGGTTCTCCCTGATCGTCAAGTTCAATGTATTTCTTGAAAACATGAACGTTGTTTTCCCAAGCCTCAAGCACATCTTTGGTGTATGCTGGTGTTGGGTAGAAGTCTGTTCCTAGTCCTTGCCCCTCAATGTATTCCCTTGTGTAGTAGAAGCCGCCTGTGATGGCATCAATGACTGCCCTGATGAGTGCTTCTTTTGCTACGTCTTCTGGATCGTCTGGATCTACCTGCCAAAGTGGGCGGTAAACCTCAAGGTCCTCTACAAAGTCTGTGCGTCCATCATTCCAAATAAAAGGAATTGCGTCCTCTGTTTGAATAGTTAAAGCGTAAGTTTCATCGTAGTAAGCAAAAGGGTAGTTAGGAAGTTCGATGTTTAGCGTGCCTAGAGCATCGCTAGTCACCGTCGTCCCCCACTCCGTATGGTTATTAAGAACAGCAACATCGTAGTTGGTATTGGCGTTTCCACCTGTGATCTCAATAGCCAATGGGAATGGGGGCTGACGATAAACTCTCATTACATTCTACGTCCCTTGCCGCCGACACGCTGCCCTGGCTTTACGCCTGCTGCCTGTGCTCGCTGTAGTTCTTCCTTGTCTGCTAGACGGACATCAGGAAGACGCACCCAGATCTTTGCTAGGTCTGACTTTAAGATGTTGTATCCGATGTCTAGTTTTCCTAGATGAGAAGATGAGTACTTCTTTTCAGAGTAAACACAAACAGCCATATCGTTTCCTGTTGGCTTACGATCATCAATGTCTGTGTTCATTACACGCTCTGCGATAATTTCTTGTTCCTTTACCTTGCGTGCTTCTTCTCTATCTGAGGTTAATACTGCCTGCCCTTCGTTTTCTGCGTTAGCAAGCAACTCATCGTAATCTTCTTCAATGCCTGCTTCAGCATTAGTCTTTACGATGTCTAGAATGTCGGCCTTCTTTGTTGCGCTTTGCAACTTGATGCCGTGCTCTTTTGCGTATGTCCTCAATTCCTTGATTGACATGTTATCAAAATCCATAGTTTTCTCCTTAACTACTATTGTTTCTATTATACCACAAATGCTTGAAGGGGGAGGGCCGTAGCCCTCCCCCAACAATGTCATGAGGAATTAGACGGTTGCAACTGCAACTGCGTCCAACTCTTCCCAGGCAATGCCGAACCGCATGAATACTGTGTATTCAATTGTGTCCTTCTTGTTCTGGTACTCACGGTTGACTGTGATGTCCCGCTGGATGCCCCAGATACGGTTTGCGGGGAAGGTTAGTTCCACACGATCCTCTGGGAAGTAGGGAACCTCTAGGACGGGTACGCCTAGGACACGAGTAGCCCGTGGGCCACCGAACTCCTGTGCGTTTCCATCAAGGTAAGCATTTGCGTACTGCTCAGTTGATGGAACCCAACCATTTGGTGTTCCTGTTCCATTGGAAGCAACAATCTTAGCAAAGGTGTCGCTACCTGCGTAGAAGCGTAGACCACTCTTGATTGCACGGTACTTACGAGGCATTGCGAGGATGATCTCCTGCATTGTCTCTGTGTCCCAAATTGGGTCGCCTGCGGCGGTGGTCTCCTTGGGAATTCCACCGTCGTTAACAAAACGATCCCAGTCGCCTGCTGGCTGTGCGTACTGATCTACTGTGCCTGCTGCGCCTCCGACTGCTGCTGCCTTAGCAAAGGCTGGTGGGACAGCGGCGTGTGCGCCCTCGTCCACCTGCACGCAGAAGCCGTCCATGTTCCCTAGGAAGGGGTCAGCGGTCTGGCTTAGGTCACCATTAATAGCGAGATCTTCGATGTCGTTGGCAAATGCCTGTGTCATCAAGCGTACTAGGTGATCCTCAAGTGCTGCACCTTCGATGTTATCTTCAAGTGCCTCTGTTGAGATTTCCCAGTCTAGCCGCAACTTCTTGGTTGCTAGATCCACCTTGGAGAAAGTTGCTCCTGCGTTCTCGTAGGAACCGTCAGCCTGTGCAGCGGCCCGTAGGACACGCTGACCAACGTTAACCTTCTCTAGTTCCATTGTGTTTGCACGCATGGTAATAC